AATAAGCTGTTGTTGACCATTGATGCGCTCATAACGCAAGTGAATGAATCTGGTGATCCAATGGCAATGGCTGGACTGGGTGACAAACTCGCAAAGCTTTCCTCTGTCATAGAGAAACTTGACAAGAAGGCCAACGTGGTTGACATCATTGAGGTGTCCATGAAGTTCAGCAAGTGGTTGGAGTTCCGTGCCAAGTCTGACCCTATGATAACAACTGAGTTGATGAAGGCAATCAATCATCTTCAAGACTTGTTTATCATGGAACAGATGGGTGTTAAATAATTAAGGAGTATGGCAACAGTAGCAGAAAAGAAACTCGCATACGAGCAATGGAAGGAACGGTGCAAGCAAGTTCAGGCTTTCACCGACACCTCTCTTATGCGTAAGGAAACGCCCCTTGAAAAGGAAAAACGTATTCGTAGGCTGCAATCCAATTACGCTGCATTCTGCGAATATTACTTTCCGCATTTCCTACAGCTGAGAGATAAGACTACAGGTGAAGTAATCCGAACCATACACAATGCACCTTTTCACAATCAAGCTGCACAGAAGGTGAAGAACACGCCGAACCTCAAAGCGGTCTTTATGTGGCCTCGTGGTCATGCCAAGTCCACCCACATGGACATTTTTACTCCTTTGTGGCTGATGTTTCAGACCAAGCGTCTGATTAACTTCATGGTGGTAGTTGGCAAGTCCGAGGATAGTGCCATCCGTTTGCTTGGCGACATCCAGGCTGAATTGGAGTACAACCAACGCATCATTGCCGACTTTGGCACACAAAAAAACGCTGGCGACTGGCAAGAAGGTGAGTTTAAGACCAAGGACGGCGTGAAGTTCCTTGCCTGTGGTCGTGGTCAATCTCCTCGTGGTTTGCGTGACCGTGAGGCACGTCCAGACTACATTGTCATTGATGACCTCGATGATGATGAGCTTTGCCGTAACGAGAAGCGTGTGCATGACCTCACCGACTGGGTGAAAGAAGCCCTTTTCGGTTCGCTTGATGTAGGTCGTGGCCGCTTCATTATGGTTGGAAACCTCATTTCAAAAACTTCCGTTCTTTTCAACCTGGCACATACCAAGGGGGTGTTCCTTTCTAAGATTGTGGCGGTTGATTCTGATGGCGAACCAGTATGGCGTGAAAAGTGGACAAAGGATGAGGCGAAGGCTTATGCCGATTTTGTGGGCTTCCGAGCATGGAACAAGGAAATGATGCACAACCCAATTAAGGACGGTACCATCTTTCGCCATGATTGGATCCATTATAAGAAGGTTCTTCCTCTCAATAAGTACGACCAGCTTATCTGTTACACTGACCCTTCTTTCAAATCGACTACAGCCAACGACTACAAGGCTTCACGCTTTTGGGGCAAGATTGGCACAGAGTTCCATTTGATTGATTGCTATGTGCGTCAAGATACCGTTGGCGGTATGGTAAGATGGCTATACAATCTTTATGAATCATTGCCAGAGGATGTGACGGTTTCCTTCTTCATGGAGGCAAACTTTCTACAGGACACCATCCTTGATGAGTTCACGGAAGAGGGTAATCGGCGCGGCTACCAGTTGCCGGTAACAGGCGACAAACGCAAGAAGCCCGATAAGTTGCAGCGTATAGAGGCCATATCCCCATTGTGGGAACGTGGTTTTGTCTTCTACAATGAGGCGTTGAAGGATTCTCCAGACATGGAAGTTGGCATTGAACAGACGCTTTCACTTGAACGTGGCAGCCGCGTGCATGATGATGCGCCCGATGCTGATGAGGGTGCCATCTGGATGCTCCAGCGCAACACAAGGCAAGTTAAGTATAAACCGAGGTTTGGCAAGCGTCCGACCTCTAAAAACAGTTGGTAAGATTATGATTAGACTATTCAGAGATTTGATTTTCGCTTGGCGTTACAAGCGTGCTGTCAAGGAAGCCATTTTGCTCTCCCAGGGTAGTGGTTTGAAATATTATGTCCTTTATATGAACGGTGGTTTTAAGGTCGTTCCAAAGCAGACCATCAAGACGCTTGTGAAGCGTCACCGTTTCAAAAAAGGCACCAAGGTTGAAGACATCGAACGGCGTGCCTTGTTTGTTACAAAGTAAGGAGGTGCATCATGTTTATAACAGAGGATGATTATAAGGTGGTTATCGGCGATACCGCCATGAAGGTGGTTTCACAGGCTTCTGCCGAGAATCGTGCCAACGCCGAGCGTGAAGCACAGGAGGAAATTTCGGGCTATTTGCGCCCTAAGTATGATTGTGACGCTGTATTTGCAGCGGAAGGTGATAAGCGCAATCGTCAGATTGTGATGTTCACTTGCGACATTGCCCTTTACCACATGGTTTCGGCAATGCCTCAGAAAATGGGTTCCGACATCAGAAAGGAACGCTATGAGCGTGCCGTCAAGTGGTTGGAGGGTGTTCAGTCCGGAAAGATTGTACCTGACCTTCCCTTGATGCTTGATGAGGATGGTGAAATGGTTGGCTGTTCCATTGTCTATGGCTGTCAGCCTAAACTAAGACATAACTGGTAAACGATATGGGAGTTATTCAGAATTTAATACAGAACATTACAGGCAAGCCGAACGTCTTGCACACGAAATATGGTGACTACAACCTTGCCAAGTCTTCTGGACGTAGGAATGTCCAAAAGATTGTGGCACAGCTTCAACGTACCACCGAGGCACTTACACGTTCCGACATGAAGGACTGGCGCAATGCCTGGCAGATGGCAATCAGTGTGGAAAGTCCCAACCGTCAACGTCTCTATGACATTTACCGTGACGCTGATGTTGATGCTCACCTTTCGGGATGTGTCGAACAGCGCAAGGGCTTTGTCATGGCTCGCTCCTTCAAGATTGTTGACAAGAATGGCAATGTGAAGGATGATGCGCTGCACTACTTCAACCAGGCATGGTTTAAGCAGCTCTTGCGCCTTGCCCTGGATTCTATCTATTGGGGACATTCGCTCATTGAACTTGGCGACATTACCACTGATGGCGATGGTTGCCCATGCTTCAGTGGTGTGAAGTTGATTAACCGCAAGTATGTCATTCCTGAGTATGGCCGTGTTATCACCGACCTTGGCATGGACTGGACTACTGGCATCGACTACCATCAGCCACCTTTCACTGATTGGCTCATTGAAGCTGGTCAGCCCGATGATCTGGGCTTGTACTTGAAGGCAGCAGCGCATACCATTCCAAAGAAAAATACGCTTGCCTTTTGGGACACGTTCGGTGAGATTTTCGGTATGCCTATGCGCATCGGCCACACCACTGTCCGTGACGATAAGGAACTTTCAAAAATGGAGGACATGATGGCAAACATGGGTACTGAGTTTTGGGCTTTGTTTCCAGAGGGTACCGACATAGAGGTGGTTGAGAGTTCCAAGGGTGACGCTTTCAATGTGTATGACAAACGTGTTGACCGTGCCAACTCAGAACTTTCAAAGCTCATCATTGGGCAAACAATGACCATTGAGGATGGCAGCAGCCTCTCACAGTCGCAAACCCACCTTGAAGTGTTTGAGAACTTGGTGGAAAGCGATGCGGATATGTTGGCAGACCTCGTGAACAATCAGCTGATTCCTCGTATGGTGAAGCTTGGTTTCCCTATTCAGGGCTTGCGCTTTGCCTGGGATGATGCTGTTGACTACACTCCAGAACAGCAATTCAGCTATGAAAAGATGATTGCCGACCGTTATGAGGTCGATCCAAAGTATTTTGCCGATAAGTACAATATGCCTGTAGGTGAACGCCGTCAACATCAATTTCCTGCACCTGACCCAGACGATGATGGTGAGGACAAGGATGATAAGGGCAAGAAGACGCAAAAGAATGCACATCCTTTTTTCGATTAAGCCCCACCGATTACGTGGGGCTGCACCAGCGGTATGCAGAAATCTTAGGTGAAGGGCTTTCCGTTGCTTCATTGTGCCTGAGCAAGAAGGAAGAAGAAATTGATGCTATTGCCAAAAAATGGGCAAGCGTTATCAGTAATAAGTATGTGAGGGAACAAGCGGAAGAAGCTGCACGAATTGCGCTTAGGCACGGCATCAAGGAGTTGCCAGAGTTGCGCGAAGCAGATTTGGGGCCTATCCGAAAATATCATGGCATCCGTGCATCATTTCATGCTGGTATGACAGATGATCTACCTTCTATCATCCGTGTGAACAAAAAAGGTTACAGAGGTTGGAGGGAGGCTCATGCAAATGCCGTCCGTTATGGTCAGCTCACTCAAGATAACGCTATTTTGCATGAATTAGGACATTACATTGACTTCTGCAATGATTCTGCCAATTACAGAAAGCTCGAACACACATGGAAGGTTGAGAATGTGGATGAGGCATTGGTAAAAAAGCACCTTTCCACTTATGCGCTTTCCGACTATGCTGAGTTTGAGGCAGAACTGAATGCAGCCATTATGAGTGGCAAGGTGTTGCCAAAAGAATTGCTTTCTTACTCTCACATGAATAAGGTGAACACGCCTCTGGCTAAACGTATGCTTAGCATAGGCTCTGGTGATAGTGTTTGCCTTCCAAGTGAAGAGGTTAGCAAAGGTTTCAAGGATGCAATGAAAGCCCTTTTCCATCAGAAGGGAAGTTCTTTCTCCATCGACATCATGGCCGATGAAAACGTACAGAGCTTGATAGAGGCTCATACAAGCGTCCTCGACCGCAACTTGCAACGCTTGGAAATGTCCGACCTCATGCGTCAGCGTCTTACTCGCTCCAACTATATATTTAGTGGCTTGAAGACTTTCCATGAGTTGAATGAGGCGTTTCCTTCCTTGCTTGATGAGAATGGCAATAAAAAGACGTTTGAACGCTTTTTGAACGATGTCCGAAAGATTGATGAAACATACAACGCCAACTATCTAAGGGCTGAGTACAACTTTGTTCAGGCATCGGCGGAAATGGCTGCGAAATGGGAGGGCTTCATGGAAGACGGCGACCACTACTATTTGCAGTACCGCACTCAGCATGATGACAAGGTTCGACCAGAACATGCCTCGCTTGACCGTGTGACACTTCCACCGTCCGATTCGTTCTGGGAATCATATTACCCACCTAACGGATGGAATTGCCGTTGCACGGTGGTTCAGGTTCTTAAACGAAAATATGAGCCTACACCGCACGATGAAGCCATGTCTCTGGGTGAGGAAGCTTTGCAGACCGATAAAAAAGGAATATTCCGTTTCAACTCAGGCAAGGAGCAAAAGACTTTGCCCGATTATAACCCTTATACCATCAAGCGATGCCGTGACTGCGACATAGCTAAGGGTAAGTTGGATCTTGACAGAAAGCCTGTTGCAGACAACGAACTTTGTGCTGCTTGTCGATTGGTACATAAATGCGCCAATGCGTACACTGATTCTGGAAAGACAAATCTGTCTGTTGAAGACCGTGATGCGATTCTTGCAAAGCCTTTGGATGAACAATATTTCACCAAATACATGGGTATCAAAGGAAAGGTGTTACAACACGAGTTGGCTTGCTCTACAGCAGAAGACTATAAGCGAGTTTTAGATGTGGCTATGGCTTTTGCCAATGAATATGGTGATTGCTTCCTCAATCCAGAAATTCGTTTCAATGCAAAAGAAGGAAGAAGAAAGGTCTATGACATGATTCCAGAAGACAGTAGGGCAAACCCAGATTTGAAAGTGGGTGAGTTTGGATATATTGATGTGAAATCACCTGAGAAAGTAATGAACTGCTGTCGTAATGCGAACCATGCTTCAGATGCACAACACGCTTGCGTTTGTCTGACTGACCATTGCTTTAGAAAGCCAATTACGGAAAGACAAATCCAAGATAGGAACAAAGCTATTTGGGATAGTGAACAATATCACCATGACTACATCTTTTGGTATGTCAATGGCAAGCTCAGAAAATACAAGAGACCAATGGAATAATCCGTTGGCCTCAGGTTCTGCAACGTCGCAGGCTGCTTTCAGTGGTTTTCAGTATGTCGCTCCCACGCTGCAAAGATAGTAATAAATTTCAATATAGCAACTAAATTACAACATTTTTTAAGGTTATTCGTTATAAAATGTATAGCAACAGAGTTTTATACGTAACTTTGCAGCCCAAAAGGTGGAATTTCCCAATAAGCCGTGTGGTTTATCGTGGGTACAACAATGCGAATGCGAATGGCGGTGTCGTGAATGCGAATGCGAATAACGATGCAGCGAATGCGAATGCGAATGTCGGCTCACGCCTGGACAAACTGATTACACCATCAATCGGCCTACCATACCAGGAACGTGATTCCTAACATGGAGCCGAGGGAAACGAACCTCAGCAAACTACCAATATGGGAAAGCTGAAAAATCAAGTGTTGGGTGGAGTTTGGTAGGCCGTTCTTACGGCTCGAAGAAGTCAGACCCAGAGACAGGAAGGCCGAAAGGCCATTAAATTATTAACAATGCGTAGAGAAGGTTACATCATAGAAGAAATCATTGACTACTCCAATATGTCAGAGTCGTTTGATGAAGTTCTCCGTGGCAAGAAGCGGAAACGCTCACGCCAGGGACGCTACTTGCTTGCGCATCGTGAAGAGGTGATTAAGGAACTAACAGAGCAAATAGCTAATGGCTCTTTCCGTGTGAGTGGCTACCGTGAGCGCACAATCCACGAATACGGCAAAGAAAGGAACTTGCAGATTCTTTCGATGAAAGACCGCATAGGTGTCCATGCTATCATGTCCGTGGTGGACAGACATCTGCAAAGGCGTTACATACGCACAACAGCAGCATCCATCAAGGAACGTGGCACGCACGACCTTATGAAGGTAATTCGCCAAGATATGCAGCACGACCCAGAAGGCACGCTATATGCCTACAAGTTTGACATCAGGCATTTCTATGAGAATGTTCGTCAAGACTTTGCCATGTGGTGCTATCGCCGTGTGTTCAAAGACCAGAAGCTGCTCGTTATGTTGGAATCCTTTGTTACCATGCTGGACAGAGGCATCAGCTTTGGACTAAGAAGCTCGCAAGCCACTGGCAACTTGTTGTTGTCTGTATTTTTAGACCACTATTTGAAAGATAAGTGTGGGGTCGTTCATTTCTACAGATATTGTGATGACGGCCTTGTGCTTGGTAAAACGAAAGCGGAATTATGGGTGATTCGTGAAATTATCCACTCTCAGGTGAACCAGATTGATTTGGAGATAAAGCCAAATGAAAGGGTGTTCCCAGTGGATGAGGGCATTGACTTCTTGGGATATGTCATATATCCCGACCATGTGGCGATACGCAAGCGTATCAAGCAGAAGTTTGCCCGAAAAATGCACGAGGTTAAATCGAGGAAAAGAAGGCGTGAGCTGATTGCCAGTTTCTATGGCATGACAAAGCACGCCGACTGTAATAGATTGTTTAATAAATAGGGTGTCCAGTTTGTCGTACTAAAAACGCACTGGATTAGCCCTGTTTAAAATGTTAATTTAATGTTCTGAT